GTCGTCGAGGATGATGACGTCCGCACGGTTACCGTAGATCTGGCCGTTCATGCCCAGAGCCTGGACTGTCGGGGTGGCTTCACCGGAGTCTCGGGCTTCTGCGTTCACGTAGATAGAGTCGGCGGTCCACGACGCCGAGTTGGCGTCGAAGCCGCCTTCAGGTGCAAAGTCGTGCTGAAGCTTGCGGTAGCTGGGGTTCACCCCGGACAGGCGATCCTTGATCGCCCTGAGGAACCTCTTCGCCATCTCCTGTGTCTGCGACACGATGATGATGCGGATGTTCGGGTCCTGGCAGATCCTCCACGTGGTGTAGTTCACTGTGATCGTGGTGGACTTGCTGTGCTCCGGAGGAGTGTTGATAATGACCATGCCGGGGTCGCCCTGCTTGAAGATCTGGTTCTCGTGCAGGTTCCTCGGAGGGCGTCCCTCAAGGACGTCATACCACTGAAGCTGGTGGTTGAACAACTGAGTGTCCAAGTACTTCATACAGAACTCTGGGAAGTCGGGAACTTCGACTTTGTCGAAGGTACCCTTGACCGTCTCCATCTTGGACAGGCGGCCGTACTCGGAACGGAACTCCTTGTCGGAGTCCTTGTAGTACTGCACGGCCTGCTTGGTGATACCAAGGTCGGAGATGGCCTTGGACATCGGGATGCCGTTCCTCAGGTAAGTGAGGATCGTGTCCTTCTTCTCCCGCGTGGTTCTGTTGACTGGCCTGCCCATGGGTTCTCCTCGCTATGTCATATAGGACAATCATGATCACCCTTCGGTGATCCACCTTGTCCACCTTGACCCTCAGGCTTACCCCTTAGAACCTTCTCCACGGCCGAAGGGCCGTGGTACTTGGCGGGGAGAGATTCCGCGAAGAGGATGGGCTCACTGTAGGCAGCCCCTAAGGGCTGCCCTTATATAGGTTAACTGTAGGACACCCTTGGGGGTGTCCTCTAGTAGTACTAGTAGTACTAGCTAGACGGCTCCTCCCTTGGGGTCGGAGCCTCTAGGTTCTTAGTACTACTTATATAGAGGAGGCCGTCTTGGCACCTCAGGACGGCTTGGAGGCAAAGTGTTACCAAACCTTTACCAACTACTTCGGAGGGTAGTCAGATCCGAGGCAGATGGTTACTCTGTGTGGATGGTGGTTGATGTGTCCATGGTCAAGTTTCCTGGGAGATTTATGTGGGGTCTCACACCTACACCTACCATGATCGTTTAAACATGTGGGGTCCGTTCCTGCCGCTTCGGCCGTATGTGTCCTGATTGGGCATGATGAGCACGTTGACCTAGTATGTCATGACATGGGCACAGCGTGCAGCGCATAGCATGCGGGGAGGGATGGCACAACACATACACATGTGACACCGCTCACGTTATACGTATGATGATGTGGATTAACTAGGACATTGTGTTAATATTGTCGTAGAATGGTTGACAATCAGCCGGAATCGTGAGAGTGGGACTATGACTCAGCAGGGCAAGGCGTGCGCATGTGGACAGCCCAGGCATAACGGAACCAAGTGCCGAGAGTGCTGGAATCTGTACATGAAGGACTACATGCGCAAGCGCAGGGAGAGCAACCCAAAGTTGTACAGAGAGAATATGTTGCGCACCACGTACAACATCAGCCTAGAACAGTATGAATCCATGCTGTCAGAACAAAACGGACAGTGCGCCATATGTGGCACAACCGAGCCAGGGCAGTCGAAGTGGTTCGAAGTAGACCACGATCACGCATGCTGTGACAAAAAGGGATCATGTGGGGCATGTGTGCGTGGACTACTGTGCACTGGGTGCAACTCGGGCATCTCTCGCTTCGGTGACAATCCAGACAAGTTGGAGGCAGCCGCGCGTTACGTACGCGCGCGTTCCAAGAATCCACATGCATGAGATTTGCAGCAAACAGCAAACCAAGAGCGGACATTCATGGACGTTCCATCCCAGCTTTGTAGCAATGTTTGTAGCACCTACCAGCGCTATGCCCTGAGTGTCCGTTCTGCCTTGCTTCCCCCGCTACGTCCAGCGCCCATGCGCTGGCCTTGAGATCCCATGATTCTTTAGGGAATCTCGGCGTTCACCCACTGCCACGCACTAGCAAACAGACAGCCTTGCCAACCCCTCTGACCTGCGATGCTTGACGGGATTCGAGCAAAGGGCCAATGTTCTCGTTGTCAGGCCAACACGGATGACGGGGAGGCCAGCAGGATCGGCCAACCACAAGGGGTTGACACAGCCGCTCGCACAGGGCAAAGTCGACCTCAGCAAGGGTGATCGAGTACGCATCGGACAGCGTGTCGTTGGCTGCGAAGTCGGGCAAGTGGGCTAGCCAGGGATGATGACGCGATGGACAGTACGGGCCTTGCAAGCAAGAGGCCTATCTCATCGCTTTAGGCTCGCCTCACGGCGAGCTGGGTGAGCTGGCTGGCGAGGGACCGTTGGCGCCTGCATGGGCCACCTGGTGTGAACGTCACAGTCGGTCATAACGGCTGGACGGGACAGCATCGCCAGGAGTCCGAGAACTCGATGGCTGTACCTTGAGAACTCAACAGTGTGAAGTGTGCGTGACGGTAGTCAGTACCAGCAGTGACGACGCCCCTTGTGGGGGCGTAGGACGCGACGCAACGTAAGTTGCTAGCTGCGGAGGAGCTTCGCTCCTCCTAATGTCCTTACGGCTGACTCTGACGCACACAGTCCAACGTGACAGGCTGAAGCGGTAACGCTTCACGCCCTCTGCACTCCTCCCCGCTGGCGAGCTGTTTACCAGAGCGGTTGAGTGGCCAGGCGTGATCAACATACGCCGAGCCTGTCACAATTCCCTGTAAGAGCCATCGGGCCCACAGGGGCAGGTATCTACTCACCGGCTCTGCGTTATGAGCCCCCTAAGCGTTGGGGGCCAGCATCCGAGCACTAGCGCTACCGACCACCCTAAGAGTTGGGTGCAGCCCCTGTGAGTCCTCTTGGCTCCGCAGAGAGGAACAACATGAGGACACTGAAGAGCACACTCACGCACCAGGTGTTCATCACGGTGGGCCGTCGTAAGGACGGCTCAGTCGCACTCCCGAGTGACGACAACCAGATCACCTGGTTCGACGCAGACCTTCTCAAGTACTTCGTGGAGGTCTGATCATGGCTCACTACACCAAGCTCCCCGAAGACAGGGAGCACCGAGTGCGCCTGAGCCTCATCAACACCCACAGAGGGTGGACGATCGCCAGGCACAACTCATCAGGGCTGATGTTCATCTTCCGCCCTGATGGCAGCAAGTACGGCCAGACGCAGACGGAAGCCGCTGCACGCTTGATGCGCAGCAAGGCTATCGAGAAGCTGGTCTCGTGACCATCATCATCGTAGGGCTGTACTTCCTGGTACAGCTCGGATGCGACTGGAGTAAGTGAACATGATCATGTACGCACTCAACACCATCTTCGCCCTGTTCGGGCTGGTGGTGTACGTCGGTGCAGGCGTTCTGCTGTTCCTGGCGGTCCGCAAGGCTGCCAGGCTACTGAGCGGTCACGGCAAAGCCGTGCCGCAAGAGGGTTCCGACTCCGTCGAGAACCCGTGAGGAAGTGATCCAAGTCGAAACGAACGCTCAGGCGTTCGTCCGTAGGGGCTGATCTACCTACGCTGATGAGACAGATCAAGGGAGCATGGACATGAACAAGCTTGAGTCCAGCGGGTACAACGCGATCATGGATGAAGTCCGTTGCTTCGAAGATTGGGCAGACCCGTGGGGCAGTAACATCGCATGGCTGTTCGCCCTGGCTGACTACATGTGGGCCATCAACGGCGTAATCCTTCCTGGCTACCGTCCGTCCCCGATGGGTGTCGACCTGAAGGATTGCAGCTACGAACTGACCACACTGTTCGACATCAACGACACGCGGGAGGACGACGACGTGCGCAGGGTGTACACCATCCTGAGCCGTCGTGATGACATCCTGCGAGTGCTCGGCAAGAACTACTGACACCATCGAGCGGAGGGGTAACCAAGCCCTCCGGGAGTGCAACTCTCCCCCGCTCACTAGGGCTCGGCACAAGCCGAGCCCGTGCAGTAAGGGAAGGACACGCTATGATCGAGATCACTTTCGACTCCACTGTCACGGGCCTGAAGGCTCTTGTTGAGGAGGAGGGTGCCGACTTCGTCTACGCCAAGCGTGAGGGCGTCTGCGTCTACGATGGTAAGCCTGACTGCATCGTGGGCCGCTTCCTCGCGGCCCAGGGCGTACCTCTGGAGCGCCTGAAGGAGGCTGACACGGGATCCTTCGGAAGCGGCCTCGCCGCTCACAGCCTCATGAGGGACCTCGGTGACGAGGGTGTCATCAGCTATGACGGCTCGGCCCGCTCCCTGCTGAGTGAGGTTCAGCACAACCAGGATCAGGGCCTTCCGTGGGGCGTCGCACTCAGCGAGGCACTCGCATATCTCAACTGATCGACAGGGTGACAGGTACGCGCCGCCAGCGGAGCTGACTAGCTTTCTAGCTAGCTCCGCTAGCGTCGTCCAGGCCTGCGCCCCGCTTCAAGGCGGGGCACTCACTAGCGCTCATGCGAGCGTGATGCTTACAGGAGGACATCATGACTATTTGGGTGTGCATAGACTGCATGCTGCACCACGCCAACGGCGAGTGTGGCGGCTGTTTCGTGGGTCACGACGAAGAGCCCTTGAGTCTCCTGGTCGGCCAGGACTTCGCCATGGGCATAATGCGAGGAGAGCACCTCGGAGAGAACTTCTGTGGTGATGTTGACGACTGCGACTGCGAGACGAACACCTACAGCACGTCACAATGCGAAGGGTGCGGCTCATGGCTGCACGGTGAACGTCATGCGTTCACTCTGTTCAGCGAGACCACGTACAAGGTGATCAGGCACTTCCGCGACAGCGGCAGGCGCTTCACCATCAAGACCGGCCTGACTCAAGCGTTGGCGCAGGCTCACTGCAGCGACCCTGAGACTTCCAGCAGCACATGCACCAATGAGGCCGGTAAGCGTCGGACACGACGCTCCGGCCCCTGGTTCGACGGATGGACAGAAGAACACTGACCTGACTCGGTGGCACAAGCCTGAGCAGGTCAGCAGGGGCATGAAATAGCCCCACCGGGTGAGAGGTACTCAAGCCTCCATCGGGATTGCGATGATCCTGACACCCACTGTCTGACATGCCGGAAGGGCATGTCAGGTGTGGGAATGAGGACTGAATGCGTAAGAGTCACATCGCTGCTGCCGTCATGGCGGCGGTCACTCTGGGCATAGGCGCAACGGCGTGCACGAGTGAGGCGGATACCGCCTCTGACAACGTGTCAAAGGCCGCCGACCACTTCCAGGTCAACCGCCGTATCGTCGTGATCAACGGCATCACCGACAAGTACCTGATGGTCATCACTGGAGCGTGCTCCATCAACACCAATGACCCCCAGAAGCTCGTGACCACGTGCAAGGTCGGTCCGGGCGAGTACAAGAAGTTCTATGCTGGCCTGTCGGACAACGTCACGTGGACCGTGGAGCAGGGCTCGCCTGCCAAGGTGAGTGGATACCACTACAAGGTGATCTTCCGCCCGCAGACGCTCATCCCTGACGTGGACTTCCAGAACAGTTCGGAGGGCTGATGCACACAGCACTCACATGGCTGCTCGGTGCTGCTGCCGTTTACGTCAGCATCGTCGTGGCCTTGATCCTGTTCGTGTTCGGCGTGACGCTCTGGATAGCATTCACGAAGCGATGAAAGGGTCGCCAGACTGGTAACCAGGCCAACTCCCGAGTTCGAGTCTCGGGCTGGCACTAGGGAACGCCACAGGGGCGTTCCTGAGGAGGATACAGTGACCAAGTTCCAGACGTACTACATGGACGCCGCTGTCTTCAGCCTGCCCGAGGTGATCGAGACCGCCGAGGAGCAGCTCGCCGACGTCGATTTCGACACGATGGTAGGTACTGGCTTCTCGGGCAGCATCGTGATCCCCTCCCTTGCTCTCGTCATGGGCAAGAAGTTCGTGCTCATTCGCAAGGAAACCGATGACAGCCACCATGGAAAGGGTCGGGTCGTCGGCGAGCTCGGCAACCGTTGGATCTTCGTAGACGACTTCATCGGGTCCGGGAGGACCCGCAAAAGGGTGATTCAGAAGATCCGCGATGCCGTTGACGAGGGGCAGCTGTGGGGGCAGAGTGTGACCACTGAGATGGTCGGACAGTACACGTACGAACAACGCTACTCCGGAGAGCAAGGGTTCATGGACTTCCAGGCCAGCTGGACGGAAGTCTCTTCCTGGTGACCTCACGGGCCCTCTAAGCCTCTAGGAAGGTACTTCGGGTACCTCAGGCCTCGGAAGCCCCTTTAGGCGCTAGCATCGCCGCACAGCGGCATGCGGAGGAACAGGCTTCCGCCTGTTCTGTCAGGAAGGCTTCAGCGCCTTCCTTGTGGTAAGGAGCAACAATGCCAGGATTTGGCTCTCCGGACTGGGCGGACGACTCCAGGTGTCTCGTCTGCAAGTCCTACATGGGTAAGGCCACGGTGCTCTTCTGCTCTGCGACCTGCACGGACATATGGGATCTCGCGGAGTTCTTCCGTGAGCCCGAGATGGACATGGAGGACGCCTGCTATGACTAGTCGGAAGACGATCAAAGCTGCGCTGTCAAGGCTTGCTCGGTTCGAGACGAACCGGGTATACTCGTACACGACGGTGGTCGTGAGTGGTGGGTTTAGGCTCGCCAAGCGCGCTGGCGTCTACAAGGTAGGGAAGTGACATGATCCTGTCCACGGAACGGCGCCTAGCGCCGTTCCTGGGCGGTCAAGTCAGCACAGAGTTGCCGAAATATAAGTAGGCTCCCACCAGTGCCCTGGATAAGGGACTAAGGGCTTGTCACCCGGATGGTGGTTGTTCACTCTGTGCTGGCCTGTCCGCAGCATCGGATCTAGCGAGGAGTAACACATGCGTATCGGATACGCGGCCAGCACGACGAGTAACAAGACGTACGCCCTTGAGCCCGGCAATATCATCGAGACGTGCCTCAGTGGGCCCGATCCTGAGCGGGACGCCAAGTCGATTGCCAAGGATCACACGAAGGCGACCGACCAGCCCGCCTACGTCTACCGGGTTTCCATCGAGTCCGTGATCGGCTACAAGGTCAGCAAGGAGGTGGTAGGGTTTGTCACTCCCGACGCGTAAGCAGCAGATCGATGCCGTAGCCAAGTTCCTGGATGCCGAGCGCAACGAAGGGCGATCTCTTGAGGAGATCGCTGCCGAGATCGTGGATGGGTACCTGGACATGCTACTGAGCGCAGTCAAGAAGCCTGCCACGCCCTTGAGGGCGGGCATGCTGATCAAGTCACCGGTGGACGGAAAGACCAGGTATATCGCCTGGCTTGACGATGAGCGGGGAGAAGCGTGGGTCGTCCACGAGACTTCTTCGTACGGATGGTACGGCCCCACATCTCCCCCGCTGTGGGCGTACTGCGAGGAGTACCGCCCCAAGAGGCGTGTGGTCATCGAAGGCAAAGGCAGGATGGTCGAGATGACCGACGCGGAGATCGCCGAAGCCTGGGACAACCCTGACTGGAAGGTGGGGGACAAGGCCTCGCTGAGGCAAAGGATAGCCACCTTCGAGGTTGTCGCAGTCGGCCCGCAGTGCGTACTCATGCGAGACCTGAAGTCTGGAGTGCTGCAAGTGGATTCCAACCGGAATCTTGGGCAGTACTACCACAAGGAGGCAAAGTGGTGAACGTTGGAACGCGAGTGAAGATCTCCGGAGCCCCTGGCTATGGGGACTTCGTAGCCAGGGTGGTGGCCTTGCCTGTCACTCCAGACGGGCGCGAGATGGTCATCGTGATGGACGACGAGGATGAGATTCACGTCTTCCCCGCCAAGCACGTGGAGTCGCTGTGATCCTCGCGCAGCACATCGTCATGGCGCAGCAGATGGTAGGCAAGGGCGTAGGTGGTGCGCTGGTGGTGGGCGCTGTCATCGTCTGGCTGTCCGGCTCGGCTGGAGGCCGAGGCCGGTGAAGCCCAGCACTCTCTCCTTCGTGAGCGGACTCCTGCTTGCCGGTGCCACGGGCGTAGCCGTCCACTGGTACGACCGTGCGCACCGACTTCAGGACGCCATCGAGTATATGGTGGGCGAGGAAGTGGACGCAGACGAAGCGCTCCGGGAATGGTCCGGAGAGGAGTGACAGCAAGAAACCCCAGCCGGAAGGCTGGGGTCCCAAGGGTGAGGCTGATACCGGATCAGCTCTCAAGGGGTTCGACTCCCCTCTCGCCCACTCAGATCACCCCTCGTAGTCGCGCTCTATGATGTACTGGGCGTTGCCGGAGGTCATACCGCCCACCCGCCCTCGGGTCACAGCATCCGCTGTACGCCCGTCGTAGCCGTTGCGAAGCTCACTGAGGGACTGCTGTCCAAGCAGTGTCTGTATGGCCTTCACGGCCCTGTTGTGGCGTTCCTGGACGGATTGCTTGGTGGTGCCGGTCTCGGCACCGATCTGAGTGAACGTAAGGCTGTACTTGTAGCGCCACACGATCAGGTTGTAATAGTCTTCTGGAAGCTTCTCCACCGCCGACTTGACGTCGGCGTACGAGGCAAGGTTGTTACCGCCCAGCGAGGGATCACTCTTAGCTCTAGGCTGGGTGTCCTGGCTCATGGCGAACGACTGCCAGTCCTCGTACCTGAAGACGACTTCCAGGATCTTCTTGATCATGTCGACCGAGTAATCAAACCTGTCCTCCTCGGCGTATCCGTAGACCTGCGCGTCCTCTGTCTTGAGGTATGTGTTCGCAGCTCGGACCAACAGGCTCATGAGCTTAGCCTCGTAGCCTTCACCTTCGCTGAGGACTCTGGTGACCGTGGGCTTGTTACTCATGATCCACACCCAAATCTCCTGCTTCACGTCGGAGATGTCGTGGTGTGCAGGGAAGTTGGACGTAGCGATGCCTGCTGCTCGGTCGACAGTGGGCGTCAGCAGTTCGTAGTCGAGCATCAGATTCGCTCCCCCTTGAAGTAACCCAGCCGGTCTACCAGCGTGACCAACTCAGGCCACACACGCTTCCCGTCGTCCTCCAGCCATGCGAATGACTGTTGCCAGGATACGGCTCCGTCCTTCACGTACGTAGCAGCCACGGGATCCATCACACTTCCCGCGTTCATCGTGAACCTGGGTGACACACGTCCCGAGTAACCGAACGCTCGGGTGATCAGGAAAGGCTGGTGCGTATGACCGAACACGAAGTTCTTATCGCTACCGTACCGCTTCGTGAACTTGGCATCCCAGGCGCTGGCGCTGGCGCAGTACCCGCCAGCTTCGTGACCGTGTACTACCAGCGTATTGGTGGCTACACGGAGCGGACCACGTTCATAGCTGATGTCGAGATTCTCCAGGGCGAAAAGGGACTCTACCTCAAGCGCCCGGAGGTTGGTCAGTGGCGCAGCGTATTTACGAACGAACTCCCGCAGTCGAAGATCATGGTTACCCTCGATCCAGGTGATGCGCGCCTCTGGCGCAGCTTCACGGAGCGGCACCAGTACCTCTTGCCGGTAGCCGTCTATGTGCTCCTGTAGGGTGTCTGCGTACTCGCCTGCCGTACCCTTGGACCACTGACTGACCTGAGGGAAGTCGATACCATCCCCGATCTGTATGATCTGATCAGGCTGGTATGTGCGAGCGATGTGCAGTATCTTATCGAGTACCACATGGTCATGGTATGGGTACTGCACATCGGGCAAAATGAGTGTTGAGCGAGTTTTGGCCATACCCCCATACTACCACATGAAAGGATCACATCATGGGTGACCGCCCAGCCGGGGTCGGCGCCAAGGCGCCTCGCCCTGACATGCGTGATAAGACACGCATCACGGTGCACATGACGCAGCAGTTCGCACAAGACCTGAACCTGGTCATGGCATCATATGACATCAGCAACGTGTCCTTCGTGGTGCAGCAGAGCGTGGCCGCTCAGGCCAACGCCATAAGGGATCAGGTGGCAGCGCGACAGAAGGTAGTACACGATCCGGACTGCGAGAAGACATACCACGCACCTGGGGACTGCGGTCCCATCCCCTTCTGATGTGACGTACGTCACATACTATGAAAAATTTCCAGAGAGGAACCGATGAAGTCGCACTACGACAGTAGACCTGAGGCGCCTTGCCCCCTGTGCGGCCTTCCATGGCACCGTGGAGACGCTATCTCCAAGTGGTTGGGAAAGTGGTCGCACGAGGCCTGCAAGGCTCTTAGGATGGCAGCTGTGGCTTCTGAGGGGCAGCGCTCAACGCTGCCTGACGCGAGAGGCTATGCAGACAAGAAGGACTTCGTTGACTACTCGGTGATCAACAACCGCAAGGCCATCAAGTCGGTGGTCGTAAGGTGAGTGTGGCTCAGGTCACACGGCTAGGACACGGCAAGGCTGACGAGGTTACCGAGGCTGCGCTTATACTAAGGCTTGTTAGTTTCTAGCGCAACATTGCGATTGAACGAACGCCCCTAAGGGCGGGCGTTCCTGATGCGCCTGGATGCGCATTAAAGAGTAACTAGTAAGTGAAGTAGCCTACTAGAGGCGCCCATGGGGGCGCCTACAGTTAGCCTGAGTAGCTAGCTAGGATCGTGCTTCGCATGATCATAGGTGACCACACAGGGCGACCCATGGGGGTCGCCTGGAGCGGGGAGGAAATGAGAGACAGCGAAGGCTCCGGAGTAGACATGAGCTACAACGGGCCACAGATAGCTATGTATAGGCAGCCCCTTCGGGGGGCTGCTGTACCGTATGAGGAGTGGAGAGACGAGGCCTTGTGCCAATCCCTCCCCGCCGAGTGGTTCGAACTCTCTGATGATCTGATGGTTCCGGGGAGCGAAGCTCCTGATGAACAACATGATCATATAGCTAAGGGACTCAAGGTTTGCAACGGCTGCCCCGTGAAGAGGTCTTGCCTGGTCAACTCCAACGAGGATGACAGGAAGTGGACTACCCGTGGTGGACAGCCCCCGGAGGGGCTGTTCAGGGTCACAGGTGGTGGCTCTCATGGCAAGCCAGTGCAGACATTCACCCGTGGCAAGGAGTGCCAGAAGGGTCATGACAGGTGGGCCAAGCGAGGCAGTGGCAAGGTCTACTGCGCTACGTGCAAGCAGATAGCCGAGGCCAACAGGGTGCGTCCGCCAAGGCGGCGCAACCGTCACCCCAAGGCTGTATGATAGGGGTATGACCCTATCTCACATCAGCCTGTCCCAGTTCAAGACGTATGCTTCCTGTCCGAGATCTTGGTACCTGGGCAAGATCAGGCAAGCCGAGGAGCTACAGACCTGGTATCTGCCGATAGGCAGTGCAGTCCACGACATGATCGAGGCTCACCTCGAAGGCGGTTACCCTGCCGACGAGATCAAGGCCGAGGACTACTTCTACCCGCTGATCGAGAAGCAGATGCTGATCGAGCCAGACCTCAGCAAGTGGCTGGCGGGAGGCCCTAAGGCCGACCCGATCGTAGAGGAGAAGGCCCTCAAGAGGGTGTCTGAGTGCTTCTCTAAGGCTCTCGAAGAGCTTGAGGCCATCGATGTATGGGAGGTGGAGTACGAGGCCACAGGCAGGCTCCCAGGGCTTTCGGTTCCCGTCAAGGCGTTCGTCGACATCATCGGTGAGCACAGGACCAAGGGCCCTGTCATCCTCGACTGGAAGACAGGCTCAACCAAGCCCGACAACTTCCAGCTGATCACGTACGCAGCACTGCTGGACGCCACTAACCCAGTAGTCTGGGGTAGGTATGTCATGCTGGCGCCAGGCTCGGCCAACACCAGGTACGTAGACCTCTCCGAGGTAGACCCTGCTGAGGTTGGAGCCAAGTATCAAGCTGTGGTAGACGGGATCGAGGGTAAGCACTACGAAGCCAAGGCCTCGTTCAACTGTAAGTTCTGCTTCCAGCAGGACAACTGCATGGTAAACTCTGGCATCACCAAGCGAACCACGTACTACGACAGGAGCACCGAAGATGGCTACCCTTTCTGAGCATGTAGCCTCAGTGCAGGCCGCCCTTCAGGCGGCCCGAGATGATGGCTACCTGATAGAGTGGGACTTCTCTCACACTGACTGGTGGGGAGAACTTGAGGTAAGCGAGGTGCGAGCTGGCCTCTACCGTAACCGTCGCGACGCCGATGGAATCATGAGGGTGGAGGAGCGGGCCAACTTCTTGGAGGCGTACATCTGATGGCCTGCATCGAGACTGATGACGACGAGGATCTTGGCCCACTCTGGCAGTGCGAGTGCGGCTACTGGAACGTCGAAGCCGACGATGAGTGCTACAGCTGTGGCCTATTCTGGGAGTGATGATGGGCTCGCGTGAAGACGACGACTACTGGAACACCAAGTACGCTGAAGCCGAGTGCCTTGAGCACGGTGGCACTATGATCTACGACGAGGACGAAGGCGAGTGGGTGTGCACCGAGTGCGCCTACGACGACAAGCAAGCAGCGAACGAGGAGGCCTACCTGTATGGCTGATCAGCTAGAAGAGGGCCCGACCGAAGTGTCGGGCGTGCAGGGCGAGGCCGAGTGTCCGTCCGATCACTTCCCCATCAACGACACTGTCAAGAACCCGTGCACTAGCTGTGGAGCGCAAGTCTGATGGCTGACGAGACCTACACCTACAAGCTGACCATGGGATACGGGACGCCCTACACTGGGTGCGACGGTAAGGACACGATCGACCTGAAGGATTATGGCATGTCCGACCAGGAGTGGGACGAGCTGGACGAGAATGAGCAGGGCGAGGCGCTCGACGAGTGGGCCTTGGAGAACTTCTGGAGCCAGGGCTTCGACACGTGGGGAGAGGTCACCAAGTGAGTGAGATCGAGATCACCCTTCCGACCGTGCAGTACGGCAACGTGAAGGTGAAGGCAACGCCCGAGGAGATGGGCCTTGAGTCCATCGCTGACAGCCACGCTCTCGGCGTGGCTGCTGGGGTCTACCTGAACCTGTTCTTGCAGGGCTTCAAGGTTGGCTCTCAGATGGACGTGAGCGCCCCTGTGAGCGCCTCGGAGGGTGACGTGGGGGCGCAGGCCCAGGAGTGGCTTGACGAGGGCTTGGGCGGCGTCACAGAGGTTCCTGCGGGTGACGTCGTGGCGCACGAAGGTGCGCCGTGGGAGCAGCCTGCGGTTGACGCCAAGCCCAAGCCGTGGGAAGCTGAAGCGACCGCCTCAAAGGCGGTCGTGACCGAGGGCTGGTAAGTTACTAGTCAGTACCGAAAACAAAAACAAACCAAGGAGAAAACTAAGTGCCTACTCTGGACGAACTGCTCGGCAACAAGGGCGGAAGCTTCGGCCCCAAGTTCGTGAACCTCAAGAACGCGGGCGAGTTCATCAAGGGTGTCGTCACCAGGATCGACACCGAGGCCACCATCAGCGAGTGGGACCCGACCACAAACAAGATGGGTCACCAGAAGTTCTGGGTGGACGGTAAGCCCAAGGGCGTGCCTGCCGACGAGGCTGTTCGCGCTGGCCTCAAGCCGGTCCACCAGATCGAGATCCACCTGAAGGATGTTGTCGGCGAGTGGGACGGCAAGCCCGCCGACCTGACCGAGGCTCGGGTCACTGCGACCGGCTCTGCCAACGAGCGTGAAGTCTTCAAGGCTGCGGTCACCGAGGCTGGCTCGATCGATGAGGGTGACGTGTTCGGCAAGAAGCTGGACAAGCGCAACGGGAACAAGAAGGAACACAGCATGAAGATCGTCAAGGCCTGATGTCCGAGCTTGATCCGCAGCGCGTAGACGCTGCGCTCCGAGGGCTGCTGGCCGACATCGACTACGACCTTCACAAGTCGTGGGAGTGCGACGAGGATGACGGAAAGGACTACTACCACATCCTGGTGCAGTCCTTCATCGACTCCTACTGATCAAGGGCGCCCCCGAAAGGGGGCGCCTGCTAGGGCCTGGATGGTTTCGCCTGCCAGTGAAGCTGGTCGTGTTGGGGGTTCGACTCCCCCCAGGCCCACGTGACAGAGAAGAAGAAGCTCACCGAGGAACAGAAGAAGGATGTCAACGAGAAGGCTGACGCCTTCGAGCGGACCAAGGGCAGCAACAAGCCACCCAAGGAGAAGAAGTGAAGGCTTTCTATCTAAAGGGCGAAGATGCTCCCGACCTCATCAAGGTGTACGCCACGAAGGAAGAGTGGAATAGCATCCTTAATCGACTGGAGTGGACTGATCGGGTCGGTGCTGGCGCCCCAGAGGAGCTGATCCGAATTCTCGAAGTGCTGGGGGTCTGACATCAAAACCCTAGCCAGACAGGTCAAGCGAGGAGTCAGTGCAGGGGAGCCGCTTCCGGCTCCCTGGCCTGTCTTCGATGAGAAGAAGATGTCGTTCCGGCGAGGGTCGATCAGCATGATCGCCGGTCCGCCTGGCTCTATGAAGACAGTGCTTGCGCTCAACGTGGTCCGGCAGATGGGCGACAAGGTGCCCACGCTGTACCACTCCTCGGACTCGGATGACTTCACCATGGCATCGAGAACCCTCTCGATGCTGACCGGAACGCCGACCGATGAGACAGAGCTGTGGGTGATGGGCCAGAAGGCCTTGGCCTACGAGACGCTCAAGGACATGGATCACATCAGGTGGTCCTTCCGCTCCAGCCCTACGCTGGAGCACATGTGGCGGGAGGCGGAAGCTTTCCGTGAGCTGAACGGCGAGTACCCTCACCACACGGTGATCGACATCATGATGGACATCGACTACGAGGGAGCGGGCGAGCAGAACTACTGGGCACTGATGGCCGAGCTTAAGGATCTGGCACGTGAGCAAGAGACCGCTGTCACTATTGTGCATCACACTTCGGAGGGGGCAAAGGCGGGCTCTCCTCCACCTCGAAGTGCCATCATGGGGAAGGCCAATCAGCTACCCACGCTCATACTCACGCTGTGGGGTGACGCTTATGCTGGTACACTTGACGTGGCCACAGTGAAGAACCGCTTTGGTCCTCAGGACCCGATGGGCCGGAAGTTCCTGACGATGACAGCAAACCCTGCTATCTGCCTGATCGAAGAGAGGGAGCCGGATGCTCCCCTGCTGTTCAAGGACGGGACGTCTGTCGCAGAAGAAGACAAGATCAATGTGTGGAGCGAAGGCGAAGCCTCGCTCCCGGAGAACCGGACTTCGTCCGGATCGTGGGAGGATGAGTGATGGCCGAACGATACAATGAGGCATACTTGCTGGTGGCCAACGAGGAATATGCCGCCCTGGTGGCCGACAGTAAGTTCTTGGAGAACTTGCAGGATGCGGGTGTCGACAACTGGGAAGGCTACCACTACGGCTGGACCGGATTCGAGGACGACTGATGGCAACCTGTCCGTCATGTCAGGGCTGCGGCCAGAAGGTGAATGTGTACGTGGTGTACGACTCGGAAGGTAATGAGCATACGCACCAGCAGGCAGACCCTTGCTCTGGGTGCGGCGGATCGGGAGAGGTGAACTGATGAGTGTAGTAACAGACGTCGTGGCCATCACGAGCTACCGGCCCAACCTGGTGCGCGTCGCAAGCGCGCTCGATGAGTTCTACCAGCGTCGCTACAAGGGTGTTGAGTTCGGATCGGAAGAGGCTATCCTCGATTACGATCACGACTACTACGACAACATCCAGGTCGGACCCAAGGTGGGTGGTGCCAGCATCCTATGGTTCACCCTGAACCACCAGAGTGCAGACAACTTCGTTGATCTCCTGAGGGAGCGTGGCATCAAGGGCGTCACTCTGTGGATCGATGCCGAGACGAGCGACGACACTGAGGTGGTGACTCTGTGAACTGCGGTAACGGAAGTCCTCACGGTCCTCACGTCTGGACCGATGAGATGCGCAGAACGTGGGCTTGTGGTGGCGTCTAAGCGAGGCTGCAAAGGCTGTGGTTCGGTCACCCGCAAGGTGACCGCCCCCGGTCCACGGTGCGCCACCTGCCACAGGGAGGCCAGGAAGGCCTCTAGGCGGGCCTCTCACGGCCGTTGGATACTCAAGACCTACGGACTTACCCTAGAGCAGTACGAGGCTCTGTACGAGGCACAGGGAGGCGTCTGCTACATCTGCCGCAGGGCTACCGGGAAGACCCGAAGGCTTGCGGTTGATCACTGCCATGTGACAGGATGGGTCAGAGGCTTGCTCTGCAAGCCCTGCAACTCCATTCTTGCTCACGCAAGAGATGACGTGGACTTCTTCCACAGGGCGGACCGGTACCTTGTCGATCCGCCCGCGTTCTACACGATAGGAAAGGTGAAGCCTGATGGAACCTAACGGCGGTATCGGCGCAGGCTTGACGGACGAGGAGCTGGAAGCCGTGCACACCTGCCTCTACGATATGGTCTACTACGGCGACGACTCCGTGGTGTACGGCGACGGCCTCTACTCTTCCAGTCTGAGGTCAGCTCTAGCTAAGGTGGACAATGAGGCGAAGAAGCGAAAGCTTTGGTGGGCACGATAAGGAATTCCCGCTCTACCCCATCAGCCCAATCCTTCAGTCATACGGCGGACAGCCTGTGGCTGAGGGCCTCGGATGGAAACCCTACAACTGCCCCTGGCACGGAGACCGAGACGCCTCCGGCTCGGTCAACACAGAGAAGCAGGTCTTCAACTGTCATGCAGCCGACTGCCCCAAAGGCAACGCGGTCCAAGTCATAATGCAATGGGAGCAGGTGAGCTACGCTGAGGCTCAGCAAAGAGCAGAAGCAATATCAGGAACGAGCCTGGGAGGAGTACAGCAAGCATCTGGGCGACGCGGAAGAATGGCTGGAGGGTCGCGGTCTGGCTCTGGAGTTCGCAGCTTCAAGAGGACTTGGCGTAGTTGAAAATCCTCTGCCTGGTCACGAAGCCATGCGAGGCTACCTCGCCATCCCGTACCTGACGCGGACCGGCCCCGTGAACATGCAATTCAGATGTATCCAGAACCACAACTGCAAGGAGATCCCGAACCATTCGAAGTATCTGAAGCGCAAAGGATCTCCGGTCAATATCTACGGCGTGCAGTCCATCGCCTGGGCCACCGACTGGATCGTGGTGACCGAAGGGGAGATCGACGCCCTGACGTGGCAGCAGATCGGAGTACCGGCACTCGCGGTGCCGGGTGCCGAGAACTGGAAGGACTACTGGGGCAACTTGCTGGAAGACTTCAGCCGTGTATACTTGGCTGAGGACGGAGACAACGCAGGCAAGGATCTGTGGATCGCGATGTCCGAGCACATCGACCAGTCCAACACGATGGTAGTCCGCATGCGGATGCCGGACGGAGAAGACAGTAACTCGATGTACCTGAAGCAGGGCAAAGACTACCTTCTCGGAAGGATCAAGAAGTGAGTGCACGCGAGGCTGGCACGAACGCCGAGAGGGCGTTCGCCGAATGGGTTCATGAGCTGATCGACGACATCGATTACCTGGACCTTATCGCCAGGGCGGAACATGCCGGAGTGTCCGTGGACGATCTAGACGTGGCGTACATGGAAGCAGATGTCAGTGTGATGTGGCTTACGCCGGTCAAGAAGGAGCAGTCCGAATGAGCGTGTTCGTCATCATCAACGAGTGGCAGTCGGCTATCGACGACGCCACTGGTTCTAGTATCGTGGACTACAAGTTCTTCAGCTCGGAGAGTGCCGCGTGGTTCGCTTTGCGGGACATCGCTCACGCCTTCGAGGATGACATCGACTACGACGCCACCAGCTACACAGTCGAGAGCCCCTCGCCCGGCATCGACTACGAAGAGTACTACATCCAGGAGTTGACCAAGGCGTGATCGAGTTCAAGCAGTACGGCAAGACGTCACGACTGTTCCGTGACGTGGTGATCACCGAGAAGATCGACGGCACCAACTCGGCTGTCATCATCGAGAAGGTCGAGCCGACCACTCTCATCCAGACCCTGTGGAACAAGTACTTCGGCAAATCTGAGTCGTTCGTGTTGTCGGTCGTCGAACATGAGGGCGAGTTCTACAACGTTGCGGCGCAGAGCCGCAACCGACTGATCGTCCCTGGCAAGACGACCGACAACTACGGATTCGCTCGCTGGGTGCAGGCCAACGCCGAACAACTCGTCACCCTCCTTGGTGGGGGTCGTCACTACGGCGAGTGGTGGGGTCAGGGCATCGCCCGGAAATACGACATGCAGCGCAAGTCGTTCAGCCTGTTCAACACGCACAAGCACCGGAGTCTGGTGGTGGCTGAGCTGGTAGGTGATGCCTACCTGACCGTGGTGCCCACACTGTACGAGGGTGAGTTCAACCAGGACGCCATCTTCAACGCGATGCACAACCTGTTCGAGTTCGGTTCGGTGGCCTCGCCCGGCTTCAAGAAGCCCGAGGGTATCTGCATCTTCCATGAGCAGTCCAAGCAGGTCTTCAAGGTCACTCTTGACAACCAAGACAAAGGGAAGTGGGAGCTTGTCTGACGAGAAGGAACACCCGACCCTCGAACCGCGACCGACGAAGAAGGAAGAGGAAGTCAAGTGACCAAGTGGAACGACATTCCGTTCAACAAGGACGACTCGCCCGAGGACAAGGCGGACAACTTCGACCGACAGTACGACGAGAACGGCGGGAACGACGAGCCCGAGGACAACAACCCGTACTCCAAGGAGAACTTCAACAAGTGAGTCACGAGCGAGGCGAGGACCAGGACTCCACCGAGGAGAAGGCTGGTCACGACGAGGATCACCCCAGCTCGATCGAGGAGGACGAGTGAGCACTCGGTTCGTCCTGGACGTCGATATGGAAAAGCATGGCATCCACGCTGCCGCCACGCTGCACTTCGAGTTCTCTGGTGACTGGTCGAACGTCTACGACGACGTTCCGGCTGACGAGGAAGAGGCCCGAAGCTGGTTCGTCAAGGAAGTGCAGACCGCGTTGGAGCAGTATCAGGGTGAGGCGAGTCACAGTCACACGGAGCCGGGGACGGCTCCTGCTGAGGATCGAAGTGAGTAAGTACGAGAAGTGGCAGCGGGCCGCAGAGGACAAGAAGCAGTCCGAGCTTGAGCACCTGGACTCTCAGGGCGGCAGCACGCAAGACAGGTACGAGGAGACCGAAAGTTTGCTCAGGCAGGCGGCCCAGAACGAAGCCGAGCGGTGGAAGGATCTGACCGATGGGTAAGAAGTACGACGCATGGCAGGACGCGCGGACGTCCAGCAAGCAGACCGAGAGTCGGCTGTCCGACGTCCGTGGCGGCAGTACCAAGGATGCTTACAGCGAGGCTGTGACCAACCGGCAGCAGGCCTCACTCAACGAGGCCGACACCTATGAGCAGTTCATCACCGACCCGGAGGGCTGACAGTGTGCCCAAACTCCAGTAACGGCCAGCACAACTACCAGCTTCAGGCGATCATCAGCCAGGGCGAGACGATCATCGTGAAGGTCTGCCTACTCTGCGGCTCGGAGGGTTGATGCTAGGCCTGTTCATTCTCTGCTGCGTAGTCCTGTTCATCGCGTTCACGATGGACTGAGGGCACAAAAAAAGAGGCCCCGGGGATTAACCCGGGGCCTTCTTCTTGCTCGCTTACTTCAGGCCAGCTCCACCATCGGAACTGACGACGCCCGCAAGGGCGCCCTTGATCAGGCTCAGTGCAGCCGCAGCCGCAGCGATCCCGGCATCCTTGGCGGTACTGAGGTCGCTTACGCTGAACGCCGACAGGAACGTGAATGCGGCGGTAGCCGCAACACGCTCAACCAGGTCGATCGTGTACTTCTTCATTTGCTACCCTTTCGGTTCTTGCCCTTGACGGGCTTGGCTACCTTCGCAGGCAGGGCGCCACCCTTTTTGGGTGGCGTTCCCTTTCGTGCACTCTTGGTGTGAACACCATCGGCAGGTCCGCCGAAGGTTCCTTTAGGCTTGGCTGCCATATCGGTCTCGCAATCTCTGGATGGCCTGGGCCGTCTCTAGTGTGATGATACCGCTAGGGCTGATGCCGTTGATATGCTGCAACCCTTTGATGTGGTTGATAGTCGGTTCGTCCATCTCGCCAGTCTCAGCGCACGACAGCGTGCGCTGGATATCCTGGATGGTGTCAGGCGCGTACACCAAGAACGGACTCCTCGGCTGTGGCTTGTACCAGGCGGGGACAGAGTCAGGGACGTCGTGACTCAGGTGATTCATGCTCCCACCTTGACGGCGATGCGGTGGACTTCGTCCTTCACCACATCCACCTTGCCGGACAGTTCCTCTACCTCTGCCCGCTGGGTAACGAGTCCCTCAAGGACCGCTACCCGCTGAGTCAGGTCCAGGATGTGCAGCTCACTGGATTCCTTGTCGTTCTTCAGTAGGTCCACTTGCTCACTGAGCATGCTCACCGTGTCCGATGCGATCTGGCTCGTGGTGGAGCGCCCCTGAAGGCGCCCACCTATGTAGCCACCAAGCCCTACACCTAGACTACTGGCGACGGTAAGCGCCGATCCGACGTCTATCACATTCCACTCCTTAGACTGATTCGGCTACCGTCCTCAGAACTACAGTCAGGTAACCACCTAGAGCGGCCCCCCCAGGGCCCGGTGGAGCTAGCTGTGTGAACTTCCAGTCGTCGATGACTACCAAGGTTGAGCGATCTTCGATCAGCTCCTGGAACACGACGACATCCCCTTCTCGGGCTAGCTCCTTGAAAGCCTCGAAGCGGGATCGAGCGTACCCATCGGTACCGACTCGCTGGTTACCCTTGTCCTTCTCCTCGTCGAACAGGAGGAAGGTGTGGTTGATCATCCTCTGGCGAATGGAGCCGGGCAGCGCCTTCACCTGCCATCCGTTGAGGATGGCTCCCTTGGTTACGTCTGATCCCCGACTGAGAACGAACTTCAGCTTGATCCATATCTGCCTGCCCGAAGGCTGGGAGATGGTCACGTCGTTCGTCTCGGGGTTGAGCGTCGGTGTGTACGTGAGTGACGGCCACTCGGTTCCCTGGATGTCGATGATCGACAGTGCCAGGTTGCCTGCCAGCGGGTCTGGCGTAGACACCGACATGAACTTGTACAGCTTCGGCTCTTCCGTGTTGTACCTGATCCTGCCCGTCCGGAGATATCCGGTTGGGTACAGGTCGGTAGCCGACTGGAGCCAGATGCTGTTACCGGCGATGGTGTACACGACCCTGCCGGACGCCCCGAAGATGGACACCGAGGAGACCGTGCCGGTCTGGTTGGGAGAGTACACGTCGCGGGCGTAGGCGTACCGCAGGACGCTCGTGGAGGCCTCGGTGTACGCGGTACCCAGGTCGACCCTGAAGACGCCTGTAGCGCCGTCGTGTGCGTTCGTGGTGCCCACGTACATAAAGCGGTCGAACCCTGCCAGCGACTGGCATCCGCCGGTCGGCTGGAACAGAAGCGGCCCGTACGAGATGTCACCACCGGCGTCCAGCTCGCCCACCCTGAAGCCCTTGTTGGTAGCGATGCCGACAAAGGTTCCGACGTAGGCGTAGACAGTCCTGACCAGCTCCCCTCGGGGGAGCTGTGCCGTGACGATAGGAACGAACACCTCGGTGGTGGACGACAGGTCGGACACGAACCTGTAGATAGACGAGTCGGTCGCGTTCTGGCCTGCTGCGTAGATAGCGCTCGGGCCTTCGGTGGCTGAAGTCCACTGCCACGTGGTATCCGGATGCGCCATCACTATGCCGAAGCCGCCGACCCACGTGGTGGGCAGCGCCGGGGCCCCAGTCCCGGTGCCGTTGATGTCCAGGATGTACAGAGTGTTGTTCCAGCCTGCTATCAGGCGCTGCTTGACAACCTCGATCACGCCCGAGGTCAGCGTGCCAGCGGGGTTGTTCCAGATCTTCGTCCCCGCCCCGGTGTCCACGCCCTTCCAGATGCCATCGGTTGCCAGAAGGAACCACGAGGTGCCGAAGTTGGTGAAGCCAAGAGCGGTACCGGCAGAACCTGTGGTGATAGCAGTCCTGGTGGAATCGGTCATCTTGTACAGCAGGTTGCCGTCCATGTAGAAAGCAGCGTCGACCCCCGAAGGGTCGACATACCCTCGCACTCTTGCGAAGGTACCGCCTACGTTGTACTTCGAGACAGGCTGCTTGAGCAGCGTGGCCTGACCGGGAGTCCAGTTGTCCACTCCGAGCGAGTCATCGAATCTCAGGTCGAAGCTGCGGGTGTACGGATTGACAACGTCAGGGTCCTGGTACAGCAGGCCAGCGCCGGAAGTCCAGGAATTCTGGGACCGGAGCCACCAGCCGTAGATGGACTGCTCGCCAGGCTCGGCAGAACTGTCGAACTGCTGCTTCCTGATCTCTGCCATGCCCTCAGAGTAAGGCCACGCATCACGCGTGGCCGACAAGAATGGAATCCCTCCAAGGGCGTAGTCGAACTGATAGTCCGACAGCGCGTAGCCACCAGAGTTGGGCGTGCCCGGCAGGAAGTTGGAGATCTGCCACGGAATCGGATGGACGATGTCTGCCATCAGGCTCACGCCTCCCTATAGGTACCCTGGATCGTGATGACCGTCGAGCTGTTGATGTCGTTCGTCTGGATGATGATGTTGTCGTACCGCCTGAGTGTCGCACCGGTAAGCCCGGTGTCGGCCGCGAAGGCGGGCATGATGCAGACGCCGTCAACAACACCGCTGACGGATCCGGCGACGTATCCGAACATCGCCTGTCGGGTGGTGTTCGGTCCATTGCCGTCCCGGAAGGGCGCGGTCGGGAACTGTACCGCGACTCCTGCGGATCCGGTGCCCGTCGCGGAGAACACGGCGTAGATCTCGAAGGTGACCATCTTGCCGACCTTCTTGTACCAGCCCACGTTGGTCCCGAGGGTCGGCAGGCCGGTGCCCGACCAGACGGGAGTGAACGAAGTCCACGTAGTGGTGGTCAGGCTGATGTCATTGCCCAGCAGGTTGCCAGTGGCGGTTACGCTACCACTGGTGGTCAACGATCCCGTGAGCCCGAGGAAGCCGGAGCCGGAGCGCTGAAGGACTACATCAGCGGCACCTGATCCACTGCCCCAGCTCATATCGCCTTCAGCTGTGATCTGGAGTCTGTCGTTGGTGTCCGCAGTTACGTTGGTACGGATCGCCACACCAGCAGCAGAGGTTCGCTGGAACAGTACGGGGTTCGACGTGAAGGACGGACCGCCGGTGAAGGTGACCGATCCGCTGATGGTAGGAGTTCCGGTGAATGTGCCAGCCAGAGAGCCGCCACCGGTTACGGTGGGGTTCGTGATGGTCGGGGTGTTGATCGTCGGGCTGGTAAGAGTGGCACCAGTGAAGGTACCGCCTGAAGCGGTACCTCCTATGGTGGGGTTGTTGATGATCGGGGCGGTCAGCGTCTTGTTGGTCAGAGTCTGGACCGAGTTGGTGTCCACGAAGGCGCCAGAAATGCCATGGACTCCAGTCGTGGACGCTTCGTGCGTCCTTGAGTCTGTGAAGTCGATGGCCGAGGACGTGTGGCGGACCACAGCACCAGCGTTGTGGGTCGAGGCCGACGTGCCGTCGTAGGCCCGGGTCACCGTGAAGTTGCTCGGGCCGCCAGAAGTGACGAGCACCAGTTCCTCAGTGGCGGAACCGTAGTCCAGTGAGATGATGTAAGGGAACGAGCCGGGCCAGCCGGTAGAGCTGGCCACCTGGATGCTCGTATCGCCAGGGTTGGCGGTCACCTGAAGGTTGGTAACCGCAGCGATAGACGAATAGAAGCGAGAGTTCGGCATGGTCCTCCTCAGCCATTGCTCGGCAGCGAAGCTGCCTGCCCGAGGGTGTCGGCTATGCCGATCACCCGTTGAAAGTCTGATACGAGTCGAACAGACGCTGAAGCCGTGTACGCTCTTCTGCCAGCCTCTGCTGGTACAAGGCCATGTAATACTTAGAGGCGTTGCTTCCGGCCCCTGTAGGCACCAGTGGGGCCCTCTCGGTGGCCTCTATGGCCTGCTGCTGGAGTCGTGCAGACTCGTACGCAGGAAGCAGGCGCCAGCAGGCGCCGTACGTGATGAGATCGATGTACCGTTCGGGGTATCCGGTGGTCGTGGCGAAGTCGTCCGTGCCGTTCACCAGGGTGTTCGGCTTCTTGATGTACTCGACTCGCACGTTCCTGCCCGGGACGATGAAGTCACGCATGATCTGAAGAGACTTGCCGGTAGGCGCGGGGGTAGGCTTGACCTGACCCGAAGTGGTTGAAGCCGAAGGGTTGAACCTCCACGAGGACAGCGGGAACCACACGGCTGAAGGCCCGATGGTGTTGACCGTGACCTTGTACACGTCTTCGACGTCGGCGGGGAGAGGGTACTCGTAGCGTGCCGCGATCTTCGGGAACTCGGTGTCGCCGAACACCCACAAGTCCGGGTAGGTGGCGTTGATCGTGTCGTTGATCGCCTCTTTCACCCTGGCTCGGGGGTACATCGGGTCGTCGGTGACGATCGCGAGGTTCGAGTGAGCAGCCGCCGTTGTCCCTTCTACTCCCCGCCCGTTGATGCCTGCGGTTACAGTGACCGTTCCGGTAGAACGGTCGTAGTTCTTGACGAGCAGAAGCTCGTCACCGATCTCCACCAGGCCCTTGGAGATGTTGGTGACCGTCTCCGGGTCCACCATGAAGACGGTATCGGCCGACGTCATGTCGGCCGTGAGGTTGGAGATCGATGCCTGATCTCGGGTATAGCCAAGCAGCTGCTGCTTCACTCGGCTGACTAGCTGATCGAAAGTGACAGCCACTTGGACTCCTCAGGATAGGCGGATAGCTGTGATGCCAGCGGATACGCCGATGTTGTTTGATCCGTTATTGATCGACCTGACTCCGATGGCGGTCACGCCATCGAGCACAAGGAAGAACTGGTATCGGTACGGGACTCCGAGGATCGCGCCACTGGATAGTACGTGATTCGACGAGCCAACGAAGAAGTGGCTGTTGTTGGCCACGGTGGGTGTGCCGTTACCGTACGCGATACGGTTGATGTCGATCCGGTACTTACCGGCAGGCGGGGTCAGCGTGCAGAACACGTTGGCCGCAGTGACCGGAAGCTCGAACCCGGTATCCTTCAGGATGTCCGCTGTAGGCTCGAACTCGTGTACTGATAACTGTCCCATCAGGCACCCGCGATGGTCACGGTGACCGTGCCACCACCACCGATGGCGGTACCGACAACGGCTCGGGCGAAGCGGTAGGCAACGCCGGTCTTGCTGAGGTCTACATTGACGCCGGTCGCAAGAGCGGCCGAAGTTACCAGAGGAATCCAGTCCGTGTTGTTATGCGACCCCTGAAGGATGACCGTCCCTGAAGTGACGGTTCCGTTCACCACTATCGCAGCGGTGATGTTCGCACGGGCAGCGCCGAAGTCGTAAGCTGTTCCGTTGCCGGTCGTGGCTGCGGTCAGTGAAGTCACCGCAGCCGCAGTCCCTGCGGCCACCAGGAGAGCAGAGCCTCCGGAGCCAGGAACTGCGATGCTGGCCGTAGCCGTGCCGTCTGTCACCTTGATAGGCCACGCTGACGCTGTAGCGGCAGCCGTACCCTGGTTGGCTGTGACCGTGCCAGCTACGGTCTGCGTACCAGTCGGGGATATAGGAACAGTCCCCTCGATCCTTACTGTATTCTCAGCCATGGGATTCGGCCTCCTTCATCGCCATGTCGGTAGCCCACTGCTTGGTCGAGCGAGGCTCAAGGCCTTGCCGACGAGCGGACTCGTAGTTGTCAAGCTCTCGGTCCCACGCCTTCTGGCGTGTGCCGTAGTCACCGTTCACGGCGGGGGAAAGTTGAAGTCCCTTGGACCTGACGCACTCTCCCCAGGTTTCGTGGTCCTGCGTCAGGCAGGTGGAAGAGCAGCTCATTTGCCCTTCCTTCCGCACTGGCATTCCGAAGCGCCGCCACCGCACTTGGGGCAGCGGGGATCCTTGTCCGGCCGGATAGGCATCAGCGCTCACCTTCCAGTCCGATGGCTTCGATCTTCGACCAAGGGACGAGGACGATCTCCGTCTGCGGTGACACATGGATAGACCAGCGGAACTTGACGAACGTGTCGTCGAAGTCGAGGACTTCAAGGCCGGTAAGGGTTCGTCCGCCCTTTTCGAGGGAGACGATGGACCCCTTCTTGAGCAGCCCTCCGGGGGCTGCTTCCTTCTTGGCTACTGCCATCACTTGAACCTCTCCATGCGGATAGCGTGAAGGCCCCAGTCCTTGACTTCCTCAAGGCCCGTGAGTGCGAGGGACTTCTCTCGCCCGTCAGGAGCAAGCTCGTTGATCAACAGGGCCAGCTCCAAGGCCTTGCCTGCGATCTTGCCGTACCGTTCGATCTGGTCAGTGCTGGAGTTGACCAGGCTGAACCTGTTTTCGATATCCTCAGGACTCATGCCACGTATCCTTCGCTTACCTTGTAGATGTCGGAACGGAACGTGTTGTGCCCCAGGACCGCTGTCTGTTCTTTCACTGCATCGCTGCTCACGGCAGCAGACTTCTCGTAGCTGTTGGCCAAAGGTTTGGCGGCGTCGAGAACGCCGCTCGCCTTGTCGGTGTTAGTCGGAGTACTGACCATCGGTGTCTGCATAGATTCCCTGCGCAAACGAGTCGTGGTTGCTGCCGAGTTCGGACGCCTGGTGCAGGCCCATAGTGCGGAACAGGCCGACTTCCAGGATGCCCTTCTCGTTGCCGTTGACGACGGTAGTCTTGCCACCAGGACCGGCAGGCTCCATGCGCGAGCCACCCCAGTCCTCCATGTCGGAGTTGCGGGACTCCAGCTCTTCGGGAGCTGGCTCCTTCTCCGGGTTCTTGTACAGGTCGGACATCACTTACCTCCCTTGCGGCCCTTGGCCGCCATCTTGGCCATCTTGGCGTTGCCGTACTTCTTGCGGCCAGCGGCTGCGGCTATAGCCGCGCCCTTCTTGCCTCCACCAGCAGCCTTGGCGACCGCGGCGAAGCGCCCACCCTGACCGAGTGGCGCCTTCTTGTTCGGCTTGGCAGCCATGATCCTCAGTTCCTTTCGATGATGGCCCAGTTGTACACGCATACATCCGAGGCTGCTGACTTGATCTGGAAGGAAGTGCCCGCCGTCAAGGCGGACACGTAGGGTGCGGTGGTGTTGGTGC